AGGATACTTTTTAAGTAACTTCATTAGTAGTTAATACTACAAATGATTGGAAAGTACAGCCATAAATATTGCAAACATACCGCCTACAATAATTTTTTCTATTCTATTTATACGTGCTTCCATTTTATCCATTTTTTCAAAAGTCTGCTTTTGCATTAGCTTACAAATCTTTTCGTGATTATCTATTCTATCTAATGCAGATTTTCTAGCCACGTCTAACTCCTCTATTAGCTATTGCTTGTCCTGAATTGTCCTCTGGAAAAAGAGCAGCGAATTTTTGTGGATCTACTTGTCCGGTATCCGGTTGCATTGGTGCTTGCCCTGCCTGTACAGGATCTTCTAACTGTATATCATCTGTGACCATAGTCTTTTCGATATTTTCTATTGGAGCTTCTTCTTCATTTATAGCAGCTTCAGTTGTTGTTGCTGCTCTTAAAAAATCTACTGCATTATTATCTTCTTGCAAGTTTCCTGAAGTACCTGAAAAATCTTGTGCAAACATAATGTCAAAATTCTTTTTAGGTAATGTTTTTTCATCGTAAATTGGTTGAGGAACCAAAGCACTAATCTGTTGCATTCTTTCAGTAATTTCTTCTGGAGTAGCATTTTTAAAATCTATATCAGGAATATCTTGAGCACCGAACTCATTGTCTCTTAAATAATTCATTAATCTTGCAAACGCTTCTCTCTTTTGTGTAAGTCCTAATCTTCCAATTACACCAGGTTTTTGTAACACGTTCGCTGCTGTCTGAATGTCTCTACCTTTAAAAAATCTTCTACCAACACCAAGAACTCCTGGTACACCTTCACCAACTTTTTGACCCATTAATAATTTAATTTGTTCATCAGGGTTAAGTGCATCATTGAAAGCTCTCATAGCAATTGGATCTGTAAGAATTTGACCTGCACGTCTACCAAGTAAAATAAATAGTGCTGGTGCTAATGGATTAACAGCTGCAGAACCTCCAAGAACCAAAGCTCCTGTAAATGAATTTAAACCACCTAATTGTAATCTTCTTTGCATAAAAGTAGATGTGTCTGCGATAGGAGTATTTGATACCGCTTTCATGTATGTAATAAATTTATCAAACTCTAGTGTTTTATCTAAACCACCCATCATCTTTGTAAACGCTTCTCTTCGCATATCGCCTGTACCTAAACCAAGATTTCTTATAAATCTATCAATTTGAAAACCTGAAGTATCTTTAGGACTAAATTTTAATTTTTGTGCATCAAAAATTCCGTTACCTAATTTTACTTTTTCAATATTAAAATCTAATATTTCTTCTCCAGATTGTTTTGCAACGTTTGACATTGATTGCATTACATCAACAGTACCATTTATTCCTGTAGCCACATTAGCGTCATCTGCTATTCTTGCTAATAGTGCTTGACCTTCAGCGCCTCTAGTGCTTTCAAAAGCATCTATAAATTGATTCCACATAAATCTTGCCTTCGTTGCTTGGTAAAGTGCTTGACCTCCTTTGAAAGGAACACCTATTGATTTACCAGTTTTTTCAGAAACAATTCCTTTAGCTCCTAACAATTGTTGAAATTGATCTATAGCTTTTGGATCTCCAAATTTAAATACGTTGTTTGTGAGTCTTTCAAAAAATTCTTGTGAAGTTCCTTTTTCAATTCCTCTTATTCCTGCTAAAGCTTTGTTAGTAAAAGTATTTTTATTAAATTGTTTTATTAATTTAGGCACGCCTTTGTTTTGATAAAAATTCATTAAAGTAGAGAATACATCGTTTGCATTATATAATTGATCTTTAAGTTGTTCTGAAGATTTAATTTTTAATGCCATATCCGCGTCTGCTGCAGCTTTATTTGTTTTAGATAATGTTTCATAAGCAGCTTTTACAGTGTCGTCCTTTAAAAATGTTTCTTTTGATATGTTTGCACCAAATGAATTTAAATCATTTTCAAGAGCTTCTCTTAAAGACCAAACATTAGCTCTGATGTTTTGATATTGAGTTGTACTCAAGGCTCTGTTCATTGCTTCAGTTACACCTTTGTATTCTCTAGGTGTAATAAAATCATCTACTTGATTCATGTATCTATAGAATTGAGCTAAAGGATCTCCTTGACCCAATAATTTTTGTATTTCTTTTGGATCAACGGTACCTAATTTATCTTGTGCATAGGATTTTAGACCTGGAAAATTCATAGCCATTGCATCAACTTGTTCTGCTGCTGCTTTTTTAATAAAAGCAGTTGGAATAACTTTTGGATTTCCAATTGTATCGGCCAGTGTTTCAAAACCTTTGTAGGATGCATTTATTAAATTACTATTTTGTATAAAAGCTTGTTCTGCTTGTTTGTATATTGATGCTGAAAGAATTCCTGTTTTAACTAATGGTCCGTAATTTAAAACCGATGTATTTAAATATTCTTTTCCTGCTTTTTGTTCTGCACCTTGTAATGCTTCTTTACCAATACCATTAATGAATGGCATGATACCAAGTACCTTGAAAAATTTATTTGCAAAACCACCAAATAGACCAACACCTTCCTGTGCTGTCATAACCATAGGAAGTGGTAAACCTTTATCTCTAGCAATGTTAACTAATTCTTTAGCGTCTTTTGATTTAGCACCAATTGTCAATCTAGCTACCTTACCTAATCCTTTTGTTACGAATGGTGTTAAGGTTGCAGCCCCTGCGTTCCAAGCAAAAGCAGTAAAGGCTGCGTCTGCAGCATTAGCCATCATGTCTGTATCAACTTCTTTAGGGCTCATGTTTTGCATATCTGATGCTATAGCATCCATGATAGCAACACCTGCTGTTTCGTTTAAAGCATCGTAACCAACTGAACCTGCGGCAGCTCCAGCGGTACCTCCTAAAACTGATTTTACTTCTGTTCTTACTAATTGACTTTGACCTAATCTACCAACAATTGGAGATTTATCTAAAAGGCCTCCTAAAGCTCTCATAGTACCACCAAGTAATTTAAACCTACCTGGAAGAACTCTTGCCATATTGTCTCCAACTGTTTTAAAATAATTTCCTTTTCTTGGAAATAAACCTGTATTTTTATCTCCAGCAATTTTAGATTTTGCTGCACTAAATATTTTTTTTCTATCCATTACATAAGGTGTGATCGAACCAATTAAATCTCCAGCTAGTATTGCTTCTGATCTTCCTTTAAACATACTATCTTCTTGTTCTAGCTTTACACCTATAGGATTTTTAGCAGTTTCTTCAATTAGTGATACATCTCTTCCTGCATCATCTCTCATGTCACCTAATTCAGCCATTGAAGGACCTTTTAGAGCTCCTCTTTTAATTAATTCATCAATCGCTCTTCTATCATCTGCAGATAAAGATCTCGGATCTAATGTTTTATCATCTAATCTTTTTTGTATTTCTTTTAAAGTTGCCATAATTAATTTAAAGTTATACTTCCAGCTAAATCTTTATCTGTTTTGCCTTGATAAATATCAGCTAATTCAGGTGGTAAGTTGTTATCAGTAGCTTCTGCAAAACCATATTGTCTTCTGTAAAGATTTATAGTTGCTGTTTCTCCTAATAAACTATTTGTCCAGTTACTTTGTAATGAATCAATATCTCCTAAAATAGTATTATTAACAGATCTTAAATCTCTGATAACATCATCTTGACCCCTTAATAACGGGAATATATTTACTAGTTGTTTAGCCATCTTAATATCTTTTTCAGTTAAACGGTCTTTAGATTTTAAAGAGTTAGCTAATGCATAGACCATGACGGTTTCGTTAATTGCAAGTTGAGAAAGTTTTTGTTTATCTTCTTCACCAGTAGCATCCTTAATAAGTTTCATAATCTTACTTTGATCTGCTGCACCTCCCAATTGACTTTGTAATAATTCTTCGGCTTTTTCTCTGCTTAAATCTTCTGAAACCATTAAATCTGAAATGGCTTTATTTTTTTCTTTTTCTAATCTTCTTTGAGCGCTTTCCATATCATCGTAAACATCTCTTCCTAATACATCTTTGAAAGCACTTCCAAATCTTTGTTTGAATAAATTAAATCTACCAATAGGACCTGCACCTGTTTTACCTTCAGCTTTAAAGTCTTCAATAATTCTAATTGTTTTCTGACCTAGCGCATATGCTCTATATTTTGCATCTAATTCTCTTAATAAATCTACTTGAGGTTTTGCTAACTTATCGCTCGAAGCAAACCTAACATAACTTCCTGGTGTTAAAGTAGTATAGACGTTTCTTCCGTTTTCAGATGCTCCTGGTATTGCTTCTCTTACAGTACCATCTTTTAAACGTAATGCTGTTAAATTTACAGCTCTTCCGTTTTGTAAAATTTGAACAACACCAGGTGTCCCCTCTGGTGATTCATAAACTTGGTTTTTTCTATCTATTTCATCTGATGCAATTTCTAATGCACTTTGCATAAAATTATTTTCTAATTCATTTTCTTTTAATTTTAATGTTGCATAATTATTGACTGCTGGTCCTAAAGCTCTACCAAAAACTTCTATAGCTCCTCCTATACCTCTTCTAGAAGTAGTTCCTGACATAAGTCCTGAAGCAAGGTTTGCTAACAATACTAATTTTGCTTGAGAAGATTGACCAGCTCTCATTTCTTTTGTAATTTCTCTAGCTCTACCTATTAAATTATTTGTTATATCTTCTCCATCTGGTGTCTTAAATTCTTTATTATCCACACCAGTAATATCGTCAGATAAATCATCTTTACCCTTACCTTTTTCGGTATCCGTTGGTACAGTTTCTTTTTCTGTTACAGTTGGAGTAACTCCTTCTTCTCCTGGTGGTACAGGACCAATATTTCCTAAGGATTTAGATTGTATATCAGCTAAGCTTGCTACATCGTCTGCGTTAGCATTTTGTAATAGTTCATCGCCTTCAGCTTTTAATTCTTTAGCTCTGTTTTGAAAAAAGTCTCTTCCAGAACCTGGTCCTGTTTTTGGTGCAGCTGATTTTTTTGTTTCAAATTCTTTAGGTCCTTTTGGTACAAACTTACCAAATAATTCTTCGTCTGATACATTCATATAATCAAATGCACTATTTCTTTGTTCTATTTCAAAAGCTTTTCTTTCTTCAGGAGACATTGCATTAATTTTTTTTCTTAATTCAATACCTGCTTTTACTCTATTTTGAACACCAGCTATTGCACCTAAACCAACAAGACTTGGCATAATTCCTATTCCGGCCAAAGCTGGTAAAGCTCTTGTAGCAGCAATACCACCACCTAAACCAAACGCTGTTCTTCCGACAGGACTTTCTATACCTAAACCTTGTGCAACTTTATCACCTGCATAATAACCAAGAACTCCAGGTATCTGAACCCCTGTTCTTATTAAATTTCTTCCCATTCTTGCTGGTCCACTAACTGACATTCTTTCCATGAATGTAGGTGGTTTTCTAATAGCTGGAACGGGTGCTCCAGTAGTTGGTTGCCCAACCATAATACCTGTGTTTGCATTAATAGTTTTAAGCACACCTTTTCTAAGAGCTTCTTTCCTGAACATCGGTCTGTTTAAAACTTTGTTAAGTGACATCGAACCTCCTAGGCCTGTTTGGGTTGAATACCTTGAAACGCTGTGAACGCTCCTATACCAGTACCAACAGCTTGTGCTAATGGACTAGTAGATGGTTGTGTACCCATTGTAACTTGAGAAGAAGACTTAGGTCCTGCAGCATACAAGTTAGCTAAGAACTCAGCTCTTTGATAAGGTTCGTATTGTTGTTGTAATGTAGATTGTCTTTGTGCATCTAATGCTTGCTGTGCAAGTTGTCTTTGAACTCCACCTGCAGCAAATAATGTATTTACATCGCTTTGTGCCATTTGTTGTTGGCCTAGACCTAACTGCCCTAACTGTTGACCAGCAGAAAGACCAACTTGTTGTTGTCTTTGCGCTGCTCCTAAAGCAGTATTAAAACCTTGTTGTTGTGCTCTTCCCATAGCGTCTAAAGCTCTACCTTGAAGTTCTGCTTGTTGAACACCTTCACGTCCTCCACCAAACGCACCTGCATTTACTGCTTGTGCAGATAATTGATTACCCATTATACCTGCTTGTCTCGCAATCTCATCTGTAACGTAAGATTGATATGGATTTAAATATTGTGATATCTGTGATGCTCCTATGGGAGCTGCTGCTCCTGTTACTTGATTTATACCTTGTTGAACAGTTGGAGTACCAACACCTGTAGTACCAGCTGCAGTCATTCCCTGTTGTTCTAATGCACCTAAGCCTGCTACTTGATAGTCAGGTAAATTAATAGGTTGTTGCGCTACTTGTCTTGCAACATCCATTAACTCTATTTTTCGTTCTTCAATACCTGGTGCTTCTCTTACAAACGATGTTTGCGTTGCAGGTGTTGCGGGTGGTGCTGATCTAGATCCTCCTCCAAAAAAACTCATATTATATCCATTTCTCTAGTTGTACGTGTTTCTTTTTCCATCCCCATTTTTTGGAAACTTTCTCCCAACCAGGTCTGGCCATTATACTTAATCTTTTACATTTGTTAGAAGAAGCAAAATCTGTGACTGCTTTAATTAAATTGTCTTCCCATAATTCTCTTCTTTTTCCTGTACATATTATTATCTCGTATTGATTATAATTGGGCATGACACCAATTCTACCAATACAAATACCAAAAACTTTATTTTCTTCAAACTCATCTGAACCAAACATTATCCAACATTGCATAATATCTTTTTTAAGTTCATCCATAACCCAAGAAGAGTCTGCGTATTTACCAGAAAAAGCTAAAGACTCAGCCACCATAAACTCTGCTAAAGGCCAAAATCTTTCTATATCCTTAGGTTCTAAGGGAAGAATACTTACTAAAGGTTTAATTTGTTTTTTGTTCGCTGTTGCCATTTCTATCCTTTAATAAATCAAATACACGTTTGTATCTTTTTTGTTGTTCATAGAAATATTGGGCACCTTTTTCTCTCATATCTTTCATGCTATTTGGATTTCCTCCAGCTATGATTCCAGCACCTAATACTCCATCTGCTCTTGTTACAAACTCTCCGTCTGCTAATTGAGCTAACATTGTATCCTCGTCTTTATCTCCTACGCCTGCTCCGTCCTCTACATAACCTGATGCTCGTACATAGTTGTTTGCATCGTTTTCGTCATGTGAAACTTTTGATGGTAAATAATTTATACCACCTTCATTAAATTTTTTAATCTCAGCTAACCCACCTACTTTTAATCTTTGCTGTATCATAGAATAAGGACCCAATTGTTTGTCTCCTTTACCTGCTTCTTCAGGTGCATATATTTTTTCGTATGCTTTTTCTTCACCTGTTGTTGGATCTATATAAGTGTAACCTGGTCTTTGATCTCTCATATTTAGATAACTCATATTATATCCAGGCATGTAAATATCTGTTGGTTGTGGATCAAACGCACCACTTAAATAAGTTCCTGCAGCAATTGCAGCTGAAGTTTTAAATGGATCAAATTCAAGTGTGCCTTCAGGTGCTCCACTTTTTTGTCTTTTTAAAATATCTAAAATACTTCCTCCCTTACTTTGGGTTTGTTGAATTGTATTGGCTGATAACGGACTTGCAATAGATTGGCCCGGCAATCCTTTTAAAGCTGAAAAATTTTGTCCTAGTTGTGAGTATGGAGTAAAACCTGCCTTTTGTGCAAAGCCTCCTACTTGTCCTAAATTATAACCACTGTATGCCCCAAGTGCTCCTCCCAGTATACTTCCAAGTCCTGATGCACCTGAATCTCTCGCTCCTTTGTATCCTTTATAACCACCGTAAGCTGCAAGTGCGTAAGGTAAAAACTGTAGCATTTATTAAATTCTCCTTTTAAGATCTTAAGTATGAAATAATACCATTTTAGTCAGCTAATTTCAACTCGTCTCTAAAACATCCCTCGTATTGATGTTCTCCCACATGAATGATTGGGTCATTAACAAAGACATAACATTTACCTCCAATATCTTTCCAAAGCTTACAAAAAGAAAAATCTTCACCTAAATATGTTTTAGTCTCAGGGTCATGTATGCAGTCAAAAAAGTTCCATAAGTGAGGTCTATCTACATACTCACCATTTATAACTGTCTTTTGAACTATGTTTTTATCTGGATACTTTTCAATCATTTTGTCAAACACCGACCTTTTAATCAACATGCATCCTGTGGGACTATGTGTAACTTCCATAACACCACTATCTAAAGTAATGTTATCAGCATCTGCTACTTTCATTGGGTATGTGTTTAACCATCTATGTATATCTCCAGCGTTTTTTACTTCACCATCGTTCCATTTTTTATATAGCTTATCCCACATCATTGTCTTAAGTGGATAAGGTATAGATATTAATTCTTTGTCTAAATCTAACAATTTAATAATAGACTCTGCTCTAAAATATATATCTGAATCTACAAATAACATATGTGTACAATTAGATTCTAAAAAAGCTGAAACACATAAGTTTCTTCCTTGAGTAACTAAAGAAGATTTTAATAAAGTAAATGTAATTCTTATTCCTTTTTTAATACAAAGTTGTTGCAATTCTAAAAGAGCTTGTGTGTAGTGCATAGTCACATCACTATGACACGGTGTACAAATCATAATGTTATAAGGTGATTTATTTTTTTTCTTTTCTTCTTTTTGTCCGGTGTCCGGTTTCCACATAGGAAGAGTAGCTTTTTCGTATGGTGTGACCTCAACTTCTTTTAAAGTTTGGTAGGTATCTTCATTTACTGTTTCTTTCATTTAAAGCTCCTTTCAAAAAGTTTGTCCATTCCATACCTTTTTTTTCCCAGTTATAAAATCTTTTATAAAAGTTTTGTTGTTCCTGCAGATGTTCTTGCATAAAATTTTCGTGCAAATAAGAAGCTGCAACATTTATAGCTGCTCCTGTATCTTGTGCCATCTGTTCGTAATTTTTTGAATAGTTAATGTATACTGGCCACTCTGCACAAGTTTCATACAAAGCTCCAAAATTATTAGTTATTACATGAACTCCTGAAGCTAAAGCCTCCAGGACTGAAGCACATGATGTTTCTTCGAAGATAGATGGATACACAAACATATCATAGTTAGGCATCATTTCTTTTATAAACTCATGAGGTTTGTACCCAATATAGTTTACGTTAGGTAATTGTTCTGCTTGCTCATATAATTCTTTAAAATCTTTTTCAGTGTTATCTGCAAATTCAGATCCATAAACTTTACAAGAACTATATACGTCTAATTTTATATGGGGGTTTTCAACTTCTTGCATAGCTCTTAATAAAACATTTAAACCTCTCCATGGAGTGCAGTGGTGTATTAACTTTATAGGAGTTCCTCTCTTATATATTTTTCTTACAGGAAAAGTATCTATACCATTTTTAATAACAACAGATTTTTCAGTAGGTATATCAAAAGCATATCTAAACTTTTCATAATTCCAATGACTATTAAATACATACCAATCATATTCCTTATGTCTTTCTTTATTAGTAAAAAATTCTTGAAGGTTAGGTTGATCCCAAGAATTCTTTTGCCAAAGAATGTTTAACTTGTTTGGATCTATTGGAACTTTACCTGGTATTGATGTACATATTTGTACTTGATCCAACAGCTCTTTTGAAACATGCTTTTCAAGCATTTCGTGTTGTAGCTCAGTGGCCCCTCTAGGCTTCATGTTTAATATTTTCAGCTTTTAAAAGTTTTTCATATGTTTCTTTTTTATAAACTATAAAAAAAGGTTGAGTCCATCTTTCTTCGACTTTTTGTTCCATAGTAGGTGAATGAGGTGTTAAGGAATTATAAAAAACACACCTATTATACTTAGCTCCTATAATAGCAGTTGGTTCATAATCCTCTTTAGAATTAAAGATGTGGGTTCCATCTTTTAAAAAATTTGAGTTAAAGTATATTAAACCTGCAATATCAAAATATTCTTGATCAGTATGTGGTTTATATTGTTTCCAAGAAGCGGATTCTTTAAGTTCTGTTAATTTTGTTTTTCTAAAAAAAGTACGTATATAAAGAGGTTTAATATTAGTTTTTTTTTCCCATTCTTCCCTAAAAATATTATAAGGTGTCAAACCTTCACCTTTACTTAAAATAGTTGTTTCATGAACAGGGTAACTTAATCTTGAATCATTACCAAAATAAATATTAATAGGTTGCTGTTTACTTTGAAAAGGTAGATTTAAAAAATTTATAATTATTAAACCTAAACGATTCTCTTCGTAAAAATCATTAATTACATTAATCATTTATTTTTTTGTTTGAGCACCCAAAGAAACTCTAGTAACTTTAATTTCTAAATCCTGTCTAAAATCCTCTGTGGTTGTATCTGTGTTAGGGTCTGCAACATCTGCATCAAATTCAGCTTTATCTGCATATACCTTACCAGTTCTTTTATGTTTTACTATTTCTACTGCTTGAGCAGGTATTTTTATAGGTTCATTACTCATATTTTAATCCAATGATTTTTAAATTTATCGTTAAGGTGTTCAATATAAGAGCTTTGAGTTCTTATGTCAAACGCTATGGTTATTCTTACATCGTCCTTTTCTACAGTGCTTACCTTATGTGAAAGCCAACCTGGAAATAAAGTTATTTTTCCTGGTGTATTTTTACATTTATATAATTTTTTAAAATAAGGTACTTCGTAATCTGTTGTAGTATCTGAAACTTTTACACATATATGGCCACTCAAATAACCTGTATTATCATCTGCATGATTATGTAATTTAATCTCTTCACCTTTTCTCATTACATTAAACCAACATTGAACATAATATGATTCGTGTATATCTATTTTTAAAAACTTACAAAATGTATCGTGTGCTTTTCTTATATCATTTTTAAGAAAGCCGCACTCAGGAAACTCGAGTAAGTTGTAATATATAAATCTACTTGTAACACTATTTTCACTTAATCCTGTACCACCATTATTATATGGTGGGTATTCTTTTATAAGTTGTTTTTCTTTGTTTAATAAAAACTCACCTAATACTTTTGTATCTAAAGGTAAATCATCTTCATATATATGATATGAATAATGTGGATTGAAGGGATTATTAATATTGTTGTTTTGAAAATTAGTAATATGCACTAACGTCCTTGTTTGTGGTATTTCTTATAGTCTCTTTTTTGATTTTTGTTAAGTCTTTTTTTATGTCTACCCGGACGTTTCCTAGGTTTATCTCTTTCAACAAAATCCCTAAATTTTTTAGCCATTTTCCTGTGATCGGTCTATGAGAGCGTAACTTACAACACCTGTTATTTCGTTAGCTGATCCTGCTTGCATTGATAAAACATCACTTGCTTCCATAGATAAAGTTTCTTCTATCATGTTAGCTTGAGCTTTATTAAGTTCTTTGTAAGCTATTTTAACAGCGGAACCACCTGACTTTGTTAACAAGGCATGAGTATCCACATTACTAGCTGTATCATGAACTGCTTGTAAGTTTTTAACAAGCACAGTTGCATCTGCTGGGCACGTTAAGACTGTAGTAACGTTTGTTGTAGTCAAAGTAAATGTATCGCTTTTGTATCTAATTGTCATGATATAAACCAATTAAAAGTATCTTGTTCATTTTTTAATTCTTGTTGGTATGAAGTGTTTAACTTATCTTGCATCGTTCTTAAAGACTGAGTAACTTGCCTTTGATTTTCTTGCCTATAGGTAGAGGTCGGTTCTGGAATTACTATATCTACTCTAGCCATTATGCTAAATCAGCTCCTCCACCAAAACCAGACATTCCAGGTCCTCTAGTGCCTTTAGATCCATCTGAAGTAGGTTTAGAAGGTGAAGGTATGTTTCCACCTCTACCTTGATTTTGAGCAGATGGGGTTTGTTGGTCTAATTTATTTTGAATTGCTTGTGTTGTTGATCTGTTTAATCCAGCTTCTCTTTGTTTTTCACTTCTTTCATAAACTTTTTCAGCTCTTTTTTGCGCTAAAAAGTTTGAAATATTTAATGGATTACCTGTAAGAGCAGAACCTAAAGCTGCTATACCTTGAACATAAGGATTAGTTCCTAAAACAGAACTTAATAAATTTTCTTGAAGACCCTCTAAACCCATTTTTTTTATTATGTAATTTGTTGCTTGATTTTTCATTATATTTTTTCCAACTTGTTTTACTGAAGACATCTCAACAGGGCCCTCTTGAGGTGCTAAACCCATTGGTTCTAACCCTTGATTAACAAAACTAGGTGCATAATTTTCAAATCCTGGTTGCGCTTGTACTGCTGCAACACCAAAAGGGTCTTGAGCTTGAGCTACGTTATTAGCGTAATCTTGTAAAAATATTTCGTCCATTATCCTCTCATACCATCAGGTTGCACATCAGCTCTAAAAGTACCAAATCTCCAATTTTCATCTGTCGATGTGTTTGCAATTTTTAAACTAGCAAATCTTGCTCTAGCTCTAGTATCTACTTTATCAGTAGAAGAGCTTACTGTAAACGGTCCAAGCGGGGATGAAGCTTCTGTATCACTAGGAAAATCTCTTAATTGTATTGTAATTTGTGCATTGCCTTGAATTAATTTAAAATCAGGAACGAATCTTCGCATACTCATAAATACTTCTGCATTACCCTCTATATTTAAACTAAAATCTCCTGATTCAATAAATGCTGGTATTGCTGTTTTATTACCAGCTGTATCAACTTGATTCACTCCTGATTCATGGGCATAATAAATAGTTGATCCATTTATATTTGTAACACCTTGTACAACTGGGAATGTAGGAATTGCTGTAGAAGTAAATTCAGTTGCGTAAGGAACGTCATATAAATTAGCATCTACCCAAGTAGTTCTAGCTAATGAACCTGTTGTCCAAGTGTTGCTTTGATAGTTATAGGTTACAGATCTATCATTAAATGATGAACCTGATTTAGGATAAAACCAAGTAAGCTCTTCGTATAAGTGATTTAAACCTACGTACACTGATTCACCGTTTTGATAGTTTACACCAAGATTATCTCCTTTGTTGGTAAAAACAAAATCTTCAACTTGGCATGGTAAAGATTTTACAGTACCATCGTAAACAAAAAAGCCACCAGACTCCCCCATCCAATATACTGCTCCGTTTACATATTTAATAGAATGCTGGCCTATAGCTCCACAGTTTGATCCTACCTGTCTTATAGAAAAAGTAAATGGTGGACCTACAAATTGAATCACGTATGCAGAATTATCTGTTAAAACTAAAGTGTAGTCTTTTCCTTTGACTGCACCTACTATTTTAGTGCCTGCATCAATTCTAAAAGTACCTGCTGTATTAATTGAGGTTGGCGTGTAATCACTTATATTTTCTTGATCAGAAAATCTAATAAACATTTTGTCTTGAGTTGTGCCACTTCCAATAGTGGTTTCAGTTCCCATCATTAATAAATGTCTATCCCTGTCTGAAACTATAGACATGACAGATGCTGTTGGTGCACCACTTACAACTGTAGCTCTTGTTGTCAATGCACTTGGGTTAGAATTAATAGGGTTCCATTCAAAAGTTTTACCGTTTTTGATAGTTGCTATTAGTTTTTCTCCAAAATTATCTAAAGACCATGAAGCAGGATCTATAGTAAGTGTTTGAGAAAGAGAAGCTTCTCCCCAACCAGTAAATACTTCAACGCCTGATCCACTTAAATGAGCTGATCTTGTACCTGCAGTAGCTCTTGTTATACCTGTTAAATCATTTGTAGAGATACCTGTATACGAAATAAATTCAGTTCCAACTTTTATAGTACCTGATGTTGGAAATCCTGTCGTTGATGCAAGAGTTATAGAAGTTCCAGATCCTCCCGTACCAGCAGTGTCATCTAATAAAGCTCCGTTTAACGTTCCGAATACTTGTTGACCACCTCCCCATAATCCTGTTCCCCAACCAAATCCATACGTAAATCCTAAGGAGCCTGCACTTATATAAGGGTTAACTGTAGCTGATCCACTTCCGTTGACCGTTGTCCCTGCTGCGCTTGCCATTGTAATAGTAAAGGAATCACTATCCGGAACAGTGACCACTTCAAAAGTGTTAGTCGTAAAATCTGATGCTGAATACCCAGCTCCTGAAGGAGGTGTAACTGAAGTAAATGTAAATAAATCTCCAGGCTGTAAAGTGTGTGCAGCTTTATTTACCGTAACTGTTGCTGAAGTGTTGACTGTATTAAAAGTGCAACTAGTTAGAGCTGTACCTAAGGGAGTTATATCGTAAAAAGATCCTTCATAATAAATAATTAAAACTTTGTTTGTACCTATGGCTGCGTATCGTCTTCCATCAAGGTCTGCCCAAACAAACTGTTCTCTTGCAGCACCTACTAAAGTTGAACTAACAATTTGTTCCCAACCACCTATTTTTTCAGGTAAGCCATATCTGA